TTGCGGCATACGCAGTCGTACCACCGCCCAGAAAGGTATCAAGGACCAAGTCGCCCTCATTGGTATGCTTTTTAATAAGATCTTCAAACATGGCTAAGCTTTTCTGCGTCGGATGCTTCCTTATCTTACCCACTTGCACGGGGTATCGGTACGTCCCATCGTCATATCTACCGTGGAAAGTGGGCTTTTTTCGCTTTACACCCACGAGTGCGATTTCCCGTGCATTTGGTAAATAATTTTGAGACGCGTTCAAGGGCTGTGGATTCGTTTTGAGCCACTCAATAAATCGAATCTGTTTAAACCCGTTCGATTCCAGCATTTCCTTTAAATAACTTATCTTCCATATGTCAAACCATATGATGATCGTGGCCCCGTCTCTCATTTTCCTATAGAATTGCTTTATGCAGGCATCCAGTCGTTCCATCGTGAACGACTCGTCCCATTGACCGTATGATGTCGACACGGCAAACTTTTTACCGTACGGGGTTCCGTATTTCATGAATTTCTCCCTCATGTTCGGCACGTTCACGTGCGGGTTCGCTGATCGCCACGCGTGCCACTCGTCTTCCGTCTTGGACTTATACTCACCCGCCTCAATGGCCTTGTTTTCCTGGTTTCGGTGACAGTCGTGACTGATGATGTAAGGGGGGTCTGTTAGAACGAGGTCGACTGAGCCATCGCTCAGTGTATCGAGGTACTCGAACGCGTCGCAACATCGCACGTCCATACTAGGATTTGGAATAGAGTTTTTAAAAAAGATTAGCACGCATTACAAGGATCTCTTCCAAATACTATACAAATACCGGTTTTCACATAAAAAAATACCACCCGTTTTATCGTCTATCCCCGAGAATGGGTCAGTACTCGTTTCGACAACATACTTCCATGGGTTGATGAACTCCGTCGCAGATGGACCAGAGACTGCCTCGTAGTATTCATCCAGCGCGACGCGTGTTTCGAGTTCACGCAATTCCTGTGTTTCATGTGCGCGTTCCATCGCGATCTGCTTCGGGGAAGCCGACATGAAGACGTTCCGCATGGCGTTGAGTATGTTTAGGCTCATCATGGCGCCTGTTTGTGGAGGGTATCGTACGCTTTTTGGATCTTCTTGAAGATATTCTCATTTCCACCCTTGTTTGGGTGATGATCCAGTACGAGCCTCAAATAAGCCTTTCGGATTTCGGATTTCGACGAATCTTTATTCACGCCTAACACTCTTCGGGGGTCATTTGAAAAGAATCGCGCCGTATTCTTTGGTTTTGATTTCGGCTTATTAGATTGCGCGCGCTTTTTGGCACTGAGGTCTTCTGGGACGGGCTCCCATTCCATATTGACGGGTTTGGGTTTCTTTTTCAGATTTGAACGACGTCGTTTTTCCAGCTCTCTCAGGTACTTAACCGCTGCATCCCTCGCCTTCTTCACGCGCGACATGTGCGCATTATAATCGCCGATAACGCCCCCGTATTCGAAGACGACTTCGTTCACCTTGATGGCCATATCTATATGATATATGTCACACATAAAACTTACGCCTCACCACCAATGGTAGCCAGGAACAAGTCGACTTGTCCGTTGAATTGTGGACACGCCTCGACAATTTTGCGCGTCGTTTCATCCTGGACCCGGACGAGGTGTTCCTTAAACTTCTTCACGTCGATACCTGTGGCGTTATGGATTTCGTCGTAGGTTGCGATGTCCACGAGAGCGTAGAAATATGCAGCTGAGTAGTTCGCGTGTAATACTGCGACAAGTGGGGACTCGTCTTGTTGAGCCGCCGTCGCGTACCGCGCGCTCTGTCTTATCATCTTGTTGATAAAGGATTTCTGCTTTTGCTTTCCGTTGCCGGCGACAATGCATGCGACAAGTACGATAAGCACTGCCGTCACCAACATCCTCTGGTATGTCATGGTAAAATAAATCACGGCATGAACTCGCGATCCATCCATCCATGGATCGCAATGTCACTCTCGTCGCACCATGGATACGTTTCAGCGCCGACAAAGTTTGCAGCGAGGACACCGGCGCGCTGGCAGTCCATGCATGTGTCCATGGAATCGTCTATGATGCACCCAATGGAAAGCGCCCTGCAAATATCAACCTTGGAGATCTCGTGCTCAGTGAATGAATTCGTCAGGATCACGTCGTCAAATATCCCAGGAAAGTAGCGTTCAATCCACAATTCGGTCTGTTCCCTGGCGACGCCTTGTCGACCGGTGACCACGTACATCTTATCCATGTCCCGTCGAAAATGGGACATCGCACGCTGAGACCCCTCGATTGGGTGGACGAAAAGGAACTCGGGGGATTTGTAAAACTCGTAAACCATGCGCTTAGATTCCTCTTCCGTGCATTCGAAGACCTCCCTGAATAGGTATGGATGCTTCGTCTTAGCAGAGATGTCCACCATGTGATAATTAGCGAGCGGTTTGAGGAACGGAACTAGAACTTCGTCGAGATCGATTGCTATGCGATTCATCTTGTTAACGATGCACAATATTTTTGCGACTCAAATCCGCGTTCGCCGTCCTGAACGTCTTGCCTTTTGTGACGTACGAATGTACCCGCGCGAGAGCCCAGGCGTGTGCACTAGCACCGGGTCGATGCCCTGTTTTCCAGGCAGCTAACCCCCTGGCGTAGACTATCCGAAGTGTCTTTTCAGGGACACCCGTCGCACTCGAAATCGAGCGCAGGTCACCCGCACGGACGCCCGGGTACAGTTTTTTAAACCGGCGCGTGTGTGCCGATTTGCGCGTTCGGACGCCGATGTCTGTTTTGAAAGGCGTGTCGTCAGATGCGAGTATCCTTTTGTACCGCGCCTCCACGTCTCGAACGCTTGTAAGACCCCGGAAATATTTAGTGGGCGCGTACGCCTTACCGTACTTCGCCCTTAGGCGGGACACGGTGCGCTTTATGTCTGCGTCGCTCAATCTAAACTCTATGCCGAAGATCTTGGAAACTCGGCGCTTCGCTCGCTCGAGGGTCGGCTCAGACCAGAGAAGCCAGCGGCTCCAGAATCCAGCGGTACGAATGCCACTCTTGGACCAGTCCTCCTTGGAGCTCGCTTTCACGCGAAGCATTGCCCTGTGTATTTGTCGACTATTGTCGAGACGCTGGATTTCCCTAGTAAGGTATCCCCCGTGTCGCCTGACATATGAACGCATGCGCTGTGGCGTCTTATGGATAGTGTAATCGGAATAGCCTTTCGCACCAAAATCAACCACGTCGCCATCCTTTAAGATGACCCTGAATTTCTTCGACGGTCTTGGACTACGCTTTAATTGCACAATCATCGACTTGATGTATACTTACATTTTTTCGAGAATATAGAGGAATAACGCCATCCGTAAGTAGAGGACATGAAAAGACGAATCGTGCAGGACGATGCGTGGCGAGCGTGCCTTGCCGACGGGTACAAGGCGTTCGCCCACGAGAAAATACCAGCCGCGAAGAGAAAAGCAAAGATAGTTCAGTACGCGAACGCAGTTTGGTGCATGAAGGCGTGCTACTCAGACTTTAAGGCAAGCAAGGATAGTCGACAGATCGCTCGGATATAAAAATTTGTAAACGTATTGTAGTAATACAATAAACATGCTACTGGACAGAGAAAGTCTCCGCCCCGTGATCATTGCCATGGCTTTATACATCGCAGTAAGTGTCGTGGTTCCGAAAGTGGCCACAAAACCTACAGGGGTTCAGGTGCTCGATGATATCACCATGAACATCATCGCACAAAAGGGCGCCGTGATGCCCGGGACCATCTTAGTGGGACTCATCGTGCTCGCCACATTCTACATCAACGAGGAGTTCGCTTAGAACATTTGGCGCACCCACGAGCTCTTTTGTATGTGTGTGGTCCATGTACTGCAAACGCTTCGCGTACGCGTCTTCCATAAATGCCAGGAGCTGGTCGAATGCAGGTTTACCCCAAGAAGTTCCTTTCACGAATAAAAAATCGTCACGTTCCAACTGTTGCGTTTCACATTTAATCATATAAGGGGTGCGAATGTACTCGCTCGATCCACCGTATTCCGTTGTGATCACAGGTTTATCGCGCATGGCGGCTTCGACTGCGCCCATCCCAACGCCTTCGCTTTTAGAGAAGCCGACGTAACAATCGCCCATACCGTGAATGATATCCATGTCTCGATCACTGACCAGGCCGTTTATGACCTCAACGTTCGGTAGTTTTATTTCAACCGGTTGGTTACACGTCGCCTTCACCAGTAAACGTGCATCGGGTTTATTTAGACGCACGAATGCTTCGAGAATCCTGGGAAACTGTTTCCGATCGTCTGCGATGTTTCCAATGTGGTAAAACGTATAAGGTCGCTGAGGTATGTGCGCGTGGATGACATAGAACTCGGTATCCGGAAACTGTCGGGAAAGAACGCCGCGACAGAATTCACTCGGCACGGCAACTCTATCGAAGTGTGCACATAGTTTACCATAATCTGCGTGCACTGGGTCCGTCTCGCAGACTGTCATGCACGTCACCCTTTTCGCCTTTTCTTTGATGAACGGTATGCATTTGAGCGTCTGTTCAACCGGTATCGCAAAAAGAAAAGCGTGGTCGGTCTCGGGAATGTCCTGGCCGAACTGGTAGTATTCAGCACCAGGGAATAACTGGGAAAGTTTTTTGCAGTGTTGACCCAGCCCAGAAGACAGTGAATACCCGACAAAAATCATCGACTCGATCTTTCATTAAAACTAATTTCTTCTCTAATATCAAATCAAAACCATGGCGATCGAACCCATCATTAAAATGATCAGAGAAGAACAGGACGCGAACCGCATCGACAAGGATAGACTCCTCGTCATCATCGAAAAGCTCGCTGAAGAAGTCGGTGCCAACCTGAGTGGAGGGGCCAAGGGTTCATCCGTCGCGGGTCCCCGGGGTCCACCGGGCCCGGTCGGTCCAGCTGGACCGGCTGGGCCGCCTGGAGTGTGCCAGTGTGCTTCTGCGAAGTCGTCGGCGTCCACGCCAGCTAAAAAAACAGCAGCTAAGAAGACTACAGCAGCCAAGAAGGCGTCCGAATA